TATAGCATACAACGCACAGCAGGCGATTATGTACAGGCTGCTTATGTGGATGCTAATTCGGGCGCCAGAGCAGATTGTAACATTGTGAATAGTGTGCTGCCTGCGTTTGTGCCTAGTGAAGTGTTGACCATTCCCACAATCTATGGCAAAGCACAACAACTGCAACCAGGTCCCACAAACTGGCCAGACTGGGCACTGTATCCACAACCTGTGAATACCACACAATTGACAGAATTTTACTCAAGCCATATGCCAACTAGTGGGCAAAGTTTAACCACTGTGAAAATGGACATGGATCATTACACTGGAACCGTTAAGTTCCAAGCAGCAGACACTTATGAATCCGTTTGGTATGATGTGACAGAAAGTTTTGAATTTTTTAATGAAACGTCCACACAGTATTTTAACATTGTGGGCTTCTACAACTTGATTCGAGCTGGATTTAATAACAGTCAAGGCTTTGGTGCATCAGCCACAGCCCAAGTTGTTGATGGAGTGGTTACAGGTATCACAGTAAATAACCCTGGACAAGGCTATGTAGCACCTCCTAAGATTCAAATTTTGGGCAATGGTTCGGGTGCCGAAGCCATTGTGACTAGTGTGGGCAATGGGCAGATTGGACCAATCACTGTCACAAATGGTGGATCAGGATATTTGCCATTGCAATATCAAGGCACCATAGCTGCCACAGTTTTGATCACCACAGGTTATATTACTAATCTCCAATATCGTTGATTTAGTCCGGCTGATCTGCTATACTGTATAGATGCTTGACATCCTTGCGTATCTACCTGCAAAAAGAAAACCCACACCATCAGGTTGGTTGAGTTTCAATGCGGTTTGCTGTCAGCACAACGGCAGCACTAGAGACACAAGAGGCCGCGGCGGACTCAAAGCCACCGAAGCAGGATGGAGCTATCACTGCTTCAACTGCTCATACACTGCCAGTTTTATCATGGGTCGTACCCTAAGTGTCAAAGCTCGCAGGCTGCTGGGTTGGATGGGTGTGCCAGATAACGAAATTGAAATGCTCAATCTCGAAAGTCTGCGGCATCGTAGCATACATGGCATACTGGAAGATCGACAACAGACCTGGAATCACCTGGCCGGCATTGCATTTGAAGAACGAGATCTGCCACCCTTTGCTGAACTGCTAACACCCGATCACCAGATGCATTGGGACTATGTGCAGGGCAGACATGTACCTGAAGACTTTCCTATGATGGTACAGATAAAAAATGATGGTGTTCATTGGACACGACAGCATGTGGTCATACCATTTACATACGAAAACAAAATTGTAGGATACACCTGTAGATTTTTAGACAATAAACAACCCAAGTTTATTTCAGACAGTCAACCCGGCTATGTGTTTGGCACAGACTTACAGCATAAAGACTGGACCAACGTAATAGTAACAGAAGGCATATTCGATGCGCTGTCAATTGGTGGTGTGGCGGTCATGCACAATACCATAAGTGATGCACAAGCTCGACTGATACGCAACCTGGGCCGAGACATAACTGTGGTGCCGGACCAAGACTCAGCAGGCCTGGAACTGATAGATCGTGCTGTGGAACTGGGATGGGCGGTAAGTATACCCGAGTGGCCAGACGGCTGCAAAGATGTTAATGACGCTGTGATTGCGTTAGGACGGGTTGGCACCTTGCTAACTATAATGCAATCAAGAGAAACCAGCAAGATTAAGATAGAACTGCGGAAGAAACAACTTGTTAAAAGAATACAATAATCTTTGGGTGTTTGGTGATAGCTATTCTGCTCCTGGTATGTGCGTAGAACCTGTTGACAGTTTTTGGGGACTTGCTGCAAAAGCATTAAACGTGAGCACAATTATCAATTGCTCACGTTCGGGAAATAGTTTTGCAACAGTCCAGCAATTGTTAGTGGGAATGTCTCAAGAGATTGACTGGGACCGTGACATGATATTTGTGGGAGTTCCTCCGTTGGAGCGTATCACAATTTTTGACAATCATAGAAATACAGGATATCATGGACACAATATTAACACCAATACGTGGGAAGTTGATCAATTTGACATTGCAGCCCATCGAGGACTTGTTTGTTTGCAAAACTATGGCCAAGACCAACAGTTAATTTTACATCACAATCGCAGTTGGCTAGAAACAGACACATTGCGACAGATATTTTTACTCACTCGGTGGTTAGATAGTATTGATGCTAACTATTTGATTGTTAATTTAAGTAGAGATTTAGATAAAACTAATTGTTTGGGACCAAGCAATTTTGTCTTGCCATATTGCAAAGATCACAAAAAGTGTATATTATTTGACAAAACATATTATGGTATAAACATTGGGGTAAACAAGCCCGCAGATCTTGACGGCCCAGAAGGGCATCATGGTCCAGCTGGGAATCGATATTTTTTTGAACAATCGTTGCTACCAAAACTAACAGAATGTTACACACAGCAAATTGATTCAGACACTCCTGTTGAAGTGTTAGATGCACTTACATTATACTTGGACTATATTCATGCTAAAAGATTACGGACTTGATGTCCAACGCCTATTTCTAGAAATGATGTTGGAGGATGCACAGAGCTATGTGCGTGTTCAGAACATCTACAACCCACAGAACTTTGACAAGAGTTTGAGACCTGCGGCTGAGTTTATCAAAGAACACTCTGACCGGCACAAGACCTTGCCAGACCGCATGCAAATTTCAGCTACCACCGGTGTTAAATTGGCGGCTGTGCCAGATCTAAACGAAGGACACTTTGACTGGTTCATGGGAGAGTTTGAAGCGTTTACACGCCGCCAGGAACTAGAGCGAGCTATTTTGAAAGCCGCAGACTTGTTGGAAAAAGGCGAGTATGATCCTGTTGAAAAGCTGATTAAAGATGCAGTACAGATATCACTTACCAAGGACATGGGTACAGACTACTTTGCTGATCCCAAAGCCCGCATTGAGAAATACTTTAACTCAGGTGGGCAAGTAAGCACAGGTTGGCCACAGCTGGATAGATTGTTGTATGGTGGCTTCAGTCGTGGTGAACTAAACATTTTTGCAGGTGGATCAGGTTCAGGCAAGAGCTTGGTCATGATGAACATTGCACTAAACTGGCTACAGCAAGGACTCAGTGGTGTGTACATCACGCTAGAACTTTCAGAAGAACTAACAAGTTTGAGAACTGATGCTATGTTGACAAACATGAGCACCAAGGACATTCGCAAGGACATAGACACCACAGAGCTCAAGGTCAAGCTGGTGTCCAAGAAGTCGGGCAACTATCAAGTAAAAGGACTGCCAGCACAATCAAACATCAACGACATCCGTGCTTACTTGAAAGAATATCAAATTCAAACAGGCAAGCGGGTAGACTTTGTAATGATTGACTACTTGGACTTGCTCATGCCAGTCAGCGCCAAAGTTTCGCCCAACGACCTGTTTGTGAAAGACAAGTATGTGAGTGAAGAACTGCGCAACTTGGCCAAAGAGCTAGGAATCCTAATGGTAACTGCATCGCAGTTGAACAGATCCGCTGTGGAAGAAATTGAATTTGATCACTCACACATTAGTGGTGGTATTTCCAAGATCAACACAGCAGATAACGTGTTTGGTATCTTTACAAGCCGTGCAATGAAAGAGCGTGGCAAGTATCAGATCCAGTGTATGAAGTCTCGAAGCTCGACCGGCGTTGGTCAAAAAATTGATTTGGAGTACAACATTGAAACCATGCGTATTACTGATGAAGGCGGGGATGACAACGAAAACGGGTTCAGCAAAAAGCCCAGTACAAGTATCATGGACTCGATCAAAGCAAAAAGCCAAGTTAGTTCAGCCGCCACAGAAGATTCCAAATCTGTACCTTGGGAGCGACCCCAAGCCAAGGAAGGTTTTGAGTTAGAAGCACCCAAGGTCACAGCAGATGTACAAAGCGCCAAGCTCAAACAATTGTTAGGCAAAATCAAAACATCATGACCGATACGTTTTGTCCAATGATTCATGGCGGGCTCAATATTGATTTGAAACTCAGCAATGAATTAAATCAAACAACCGAGCTTGGATACAATCAATGCTGTCTTAGCAATACCCCATTGACATTTGTCGACAAAGACAGCATAGACTGGAACGGCAGCGATTTTACAAAAAATCGCACAGCCAATGATAACAATCAATGGTTATCGGGTTGCTACCAATGTTTAACATTGGAACAAGTTGGACTCAAAAGTTTCAGAAAATCAATGCTGGAAAAATTTGGAGTCCATAAAAATTTAAGTGGGCCTCAACGCATTGATTTGTTGTTTGATCGCAGTTGCAATTTGGCCTGCAGAACATGCGGACCAAGATCCAGTACTTTATGGTCCAAGCATCTTAAAGAAAACAATTTACCTGTTTTTGAAATTATACCAACGGACAATGCCAATCGTGTTACCAACATATTGGAAAGTTTGAATCTTGACAGTCTTGAAATGGTGCAATTCTGCGGTGGTGAAACATTGTTGGGCAACACCTATTGGAAAACTGCTCAGTGGCTGGCAGAACATGTGCCAAATGCAAAAACCAAATTGGAACTGGCATTTCAAACCAATGGAACACAATCTATTGATC